CTGTTCAAGTCAAACGAAGCAATCCAATCATGCATACCCACTTGCGGATCTTTAACATATGCACCTTCAAATGCGGAATCTTTGCTCTTAACAATTCGTGGTGGTACAATAATCTTCTTCTCGGAAAGATAAGAATAAATCATTGAATCCCACATACGAGTTTGAGCAAACACATCATCATAATTACATTTCGTATCATAAGCAAGGGTCAAAGCCAACTCAATCAACTTCAACTTATCTTCAAGTTGTACAATCAATTGAACGTCTTTAATGTTATACTCAATAAACTTTTGGTAGTTTAAACGATACAATTCATTTAAGTTATCATACTCATCATACGACAACTTATTCTCACCAAGTTCTACGCTGGCGATATTATCCAACTTATAAGATTCTTGTGATTTACCACCTGGCGCATACCATTTGTATAGTTCAATATAATCAAGTGCAGCCACACCAGAGATTGTATATGACTTCTTCTCTTGGCCTTTAAACACGAATGTTCTATCCCACACATTATTCCATGGAGATAGTTTTCGTGTTTCTTCTTCACCAAGAATTTTATTGAAACGATTGATGATATATGGTATATCAAAACCATCAATGTTCCAACCAGAAATTACATCAGGACAATTCTCTTGCCAGTATTGTAGAAACCGTTTGCAAAGGTCAAATTCATCTTTACACTTAACATAGATTTCGGTGCCTTTGAGTACATAATCACCACAACCAAACACAATCATCTCTTTATTGAGATATTGCATGCCGATAGCGGTGATTGGTTCATTGGCTTTATATGGATCAGGAAATCCGTTTTCAGAACCTACCTCGATATCGACAATTGCAACAGAAACTTCATTGATATCCCAATCGATTTGACCTTTATGATTGTCGGCGATAAAGGCATACTCATAACGATCCATGCCAAAGATTTTGAAATTGGAAATGTCATCATACTTCTTGACGAAATCTCTTGCCTCACGGATGGATTCGAATTTCATTGGCTCAACAGGTTCGTTGAACAATGTTTTATATTCAGATGGTTTATTGGAAAGCAAATATAAAGTCGGTGAGTATTGGATCTTTTCCTTTACTCGCCGACCATTTTTTACACCTCGGTAGAGGATGTTGTTGCCTTGAACAGATATGTTTGTATAGTATTTACTCATTCAAACATTATATCACACTTTTGGAATTGCAGAGGCAATCTGTATTCCACTACCAAAGACTTGATTATATTGATTCTCTAACTCTACCATTGGCAAAGTAATACAAAGTACATTATCCATATTGAATTTAATACCCGTTTTAAACTCTTGAGCATATTCCAAAAATGGTGCAAAGGCCAACATAGGACCTTCTTTTGATGGTTGCATGATTACTTGTACTGGTTCTTTTACAGTCACTTCATCACCAACGATTTCCACTTTACCTAAAATGGTGTGGTTTGTTTTAAATGTAATTAACTTAATCATCTTCTCTCCGTTTAAACTGTTACAGGTGTGTTACCATCGAGTACACCAATAGTGACCCAGCGTTTTGGGAACAACATTTCTTTACCAACAAAGTCCTTCATGTCGGCAGTTGGATCTGGAACAAAGCCAAGAACTTCCACTTGGTTGTCGAATTCACGGAGAAACAAATCATATCTTTCTGCTCGTGGGAGTTTATATTCTACTGCTAGTTTTTTTGCAAGTTCACGGGTGTTCATGCTAATAAATCCTTTTTGATATATTTACTAAAATTAGGTTCTTTCCATCCTTCTGGTTTAAGAATCTTACCATCACTTCTGCGAGCCACTTTTCCTGTATTCGCATCAATCTTACTTAGGTTAGTTTTGCAAACTTCGTCCCAAGCACCATTAATATTATAACCTTTCATATGACAGAATCCGAGAATAACCCAAATCATATCCATACAGGCATCAAGCATTTCAACCTCATCTTTCATACGATGAGCTACAACATATTCTTCAAATTCTTCTTTGATAAGATTAAAATACAATTCTGAATTCTCTCTGCTCGGATTTTGGTCACAAGCTTTAAGAAAAGCAAGAACATCTAATGACATACTCATTTCATTCCCCTCAGTCTATTGATAACAATATCTATTTCATTTCGAATTGTGGTGTTGGATTGTGGTGTCCAACATTTAATTCGGTGCAAAAATGCAATAAGTTCTCTCACATCCATTAAACTTTCTCCACTTCCACATTACATCTTTCTAAAAAATCTGTACCCTTAGAATCACGGTATGAATTACGATAGAACACTTTTTTAATACCAGCGGTATAAATTTGTTTGGCACAATCAATACATGGTGCATGAGTTAAAAACATTGTAGATTCATTACCAGATTCGGTACCTTTGGCCAATTTAGCAATAGCATTTGCTTCGGCATGAATCACCTCAGGTTTGGTTTTAGTAACTATACCACCATCTTCATGTACTTCAATAACATCTTCACATTCATTTGGCCAACCAGCCGGCATACCATTATAACCAATAGATATAATTCTATCATCTTTAACTATAATGGCGCCAACCTGCAATCTTTTGGCTGACGATAACTTAGCAAATCTTTCGGCAACATCCATATATGCAAATACAAATTTATCTTTCATTTTAATCCTAAAAGTTTTAGAAAAGACCTTCGTTGGTTTCTAATGGCAGAATCATAGATGGCCATTTGTTCCAACACAGCATCTTCAAACCCAGCCATAACTTGATTTTTTGTAATCTTAATTGTGGCTTCTTTTTCAGAAGGATCTAAAGTAATAATCGTCATGTTATTTTTCTTAGCAATATGTTGTACTGTTTTATTCTCAGACAGACAATGCATAAAAAGAGAATCAGCACCCAAGGCTCTAGACCAAATAGCACCACGATTAAATAATTCTTGCCCAATTTTCTGGTCACGGTAATTGGGACTAACCGTTAATCCTAGTTCTGCTGATTTGGTTTTCTTATCATAAGCAACATGACATGATGCTATAAAATCATAACCCTCTTCAACAACAAACCACATATTTTTGAAACCATATTGTTCAAATGAACCATCACAAATATACTTCTCAATAACATCATCTGTAACCATATGGCCAAAACGCAATCGTCTATCATCACCACGAATATCATCAAAGAAATGTTTTACCAATCTATCGATATCCGCTTTGTGAGGAACTAGTTTACGAGGTAACATTATTTCTTCTCAGGACCACAATCAAATTCGCCTGATAACCTAAAGGCATCAGCTAGTTCTGGAATGGCACACAATCTAGCCATAGCAGTCTTTTTAAGTCCAAGTTCATTCAATCGAACACTTGCTCGTAGTGCTTGGCAATGTGTGTCTGTCCATGTTGAACCAAAGGCAACACCAATACTCAATCCTTGAACTGAACCTGATGAAGAACCCATACAAGAATCTACACCACCTGAGTGAAAGATATTAGGTGCGATAGCAGACGAAGCAATGTTAGGTGTATTTGTTGTGCTTGAATTGTTTACATTCACATTGGAACTACCACCTGAACCACCTGTTGCTGAACCACCAGTTGCTCTATTAGTATTATTATTACGATTGGTATTACCATTAGTGTTACTGTTATTATTTGCAACATCAATGTTGTTTCTATTAACATTTGAATTGGTATTCACACTACTGTTTCTATTTGAATTGCTATTATTATTTTCGGAAGAGCTTCTCGAATCTGAAGAACTCCTAGAATCTCTAGAATCCCTATCATCATTTGAAGCTAAAACGGTTCCACAAAAACATAATGCAATTAAAGTCGTAATAATCTTTTTCATTTTTTTCCTTAGTTATTCTACAATCAATTCATAATCTTCTTTTGATACACCACACTCTGGACAAGTTACATCATCTGGAAGACTGTTGTAATCTTCTACCGATAAAATGTGTCCACATACTACGCAACGATAATAACTAGACATTATGCAATCTCCTGTTTCATTTTACGAAAATCAGATACATTATCAAGTATTGATCGATAAGCATTTGCATGCCGTTCTTCAACTTTAGCTAAAGCTGCAAATCGTTTTTCGGCTTTAAGTAATACTTGTTTGAATTGTTCCGCATGTTCTTTGGATTCTTCAATCTGTTCAGTAAATTCTTTACTAACGATAGCAAGTCCTTCACCAAAAGCCTGATTCTTAAATTGTGGATACATTGTGGTGAATTCATAAGTTTCACCTTCAATTGCTTTTTCTAAACACTCTTTAGTTGATGGTTTACCAATCAACAACTCAAGATGTCCCCAAGCATGAATAATCTCTTGGTCTGCGGTATGTTCAAAATGTTTTGCTACATCTTCAAATCCTTCTTCACGAGCAATCTTGGCAAAATATCGATACTTGATATGTGCCATAGATTCGCCAGCTAAGGCCGATTCTAAATTTTTTAATGTTACTGACATGATTTTCCTTTTAATTAAATTTGAATATATTGTAATTTGAAATTATTGGCTCTGTTTTCGTAACCGATATATCCACGAGGATTACAAACTACTCTTGTTTCACCAATGATGTAATCTGATCGATTATGCATGTGACCATGAGTCCACAATTTAATCTGTGGTCTACCTAAAATAAACTCAGACAAATCAGAATGAAATGCACCATTCATTAGTGTGTCTCCCTTATAACGGTCATCAATACTTAATGCGCTAGGCGCATGATGTGTTACTGTTACATAACATTTCGACTTATCTTGTGTTACAATGTTAATGTAGTCTAACATTTTATTATGGTCTTCCACAGAATCATCTACCGACCAACGAGATGGTTTCTCATAGTGGTCAACTCTCTCAATCACAGAATTACCTTCATCATCTTTTAAGTGCAGGCCTGATCCATCAGTATTCTTGGCATATACTTTGTTTGTGTGATGTGTCTTGCGATTACCATTACTGATTAACTGAAAGTCATTCATACGCTGACTACAATGCCACTTGGTTAAAGAATCACCCTTGTTCATATCAGTCCATAAAGTACCAGCAACAAAGGTGACATCATTATGTTCCCATGTTTCTTTTTCAAGTAGATGAACATTTGGTAAATCAGATAGTTTACATTTTAATGTACTATATGTTTTAGCAATATCGAAATCATAATGCTCGTGGTTACCCATGACATACACAACATGAGGAAATTGAAATGAGCAACGCTTAAAGAAATCAAGAACCATTGCTCTTTCTTTTGGTTTGTGTTTGAATACCTTAGCCGTGCAGATATCACCACTCAAAATAAGAACGTCAGCATTCTCCTCATTCTTTAAGAGTATATCACCAAACTCAAGGTGTAAATCGGAACAGATAGCAATTTTCATAATATAACCATTATAACACAAATTATAAAAAGGTGCGGTAAATAACCGCACCCACTAATCAATTACTCGGTAAGTAACTGTTTATTGCCTACTACACTAATTGGAATTTTCTTAGGTTTCAATTCTTCAGGAATGATTTTATCCATTTCAATAGATAAGATACCATTTTGAAGAGAAGCACCTGTTACCTTTAGCACAGCACCAAGTTCAATGGTTCTATGGAAGGCTCTTGTAGCAATACCATGATGTACATATTCCAACTTCTCACTCTTGTTTTCAATTTTACCACGGATATGTAATACATTATCCACAGTTTCAATATCTATATTGTCATCGCCATAACCGGCCAATGCCATTTGCACAGTAAAACCTGTTTCGGTTTTAATAATGTTGTGATGAGGAAAAGTTGGTTTTCCATTCTCTAGATGAAAGGTTCTAAGCAACTCATCGATTGGAAAAAAGTTATTATGAATCAAAGTCATATTTGTCTCCTTAAATTAAGCAAGTTTCATTTTACCATCCCGAAGGCATGGTGTACTGGTTACGGGATCCAGCGGCATCGTAGCGTCATGCCCGCTTTAAAACGCTTCGTAACTTAGCGGTCCTAAGGTGAAGCCTGTATGATTATTTATAAATTAATAATCAATTTTTTTCTTACCAATTGTATATTTACTGACTAATTCCCATTCATCTTTTTCTTTATAAGAAATAATCTTAATTTGATGTATAGGTGCCAAATTACCTTCAATCTTGGACTTTTCGTCTTTTAGAATCTTTAATAGACTCCATTCTTCAAGTAAATTTACAATCGCATTTCTACGCTGTATATCATTATCTGTAATTGTTGATGGCTTACCATCTAAAGCAAATAATTCTTTAAAATGTACTATGTAATATTTACCTTGTTT